CTTGCGACTGGGCCTGTTGGAGCGGCTGTTGTCGGGGTAGGTGCTCTTACTGCCGCAACTGCTGGATTCGGTATAAAAGCGGTACAAGCTTCAGGAGAATTCCAAAAGGGAATGAACATGGTTTACACGATGTTGCCGAATGCTTCACAGCAAACTAAAGATAAATTAAGCAAAGATGTATTGGATTTGTCAGAAAAATATGGGCAGTCGGCTAACAATATATCAAATTCAATGTATCAAGCTCTATCTGCTGGAGTTAAAGCTAATGATGTTAAGGGATTTTTGGATGTAGCACAACAAGCGACGATAGCGTCTGGATTAAATGATACATCGGTCGCTGTGGACGGTATAACTTCAGTTGTAAATGCTTTTGGAGAGAAGAATATAAGTGCAAAAAAAGCAAGTGACCTAATGTTTACAGCAGTAAGAAAAGGTAAAACCACCTTTCCAGAAATGGCTAGCAGTATTGCCCAAGTTTCCCCTGTAGCAAGTAGCTTAGGGGTACAGTTTAGTGATTTGACTGCTGTAGTAGCAACTATGACAGCAAAAGGAACACCTACAAGTGAGACAATGACACAAATGAAGGCTGCATTTAGTGAATTTTCAAAAGGTTCATCAACAGCTTCTAAAGAATTTAAAGCCGCAACAGGTAAATCGTTTAAAGATTTTATAGCACAAGGTGGAAATTTGCAAACTGCTATGCAGGCACTGGACCAACATGCACAAAAAAGTGGTAAGAATATTAATGAATTTTTTGGAAGTGTTGAAGCAGGGTCATTTGCCTTGTCGGTTACTGGAAAAAATGCTAAAGATTTTGCGGAAAATATGAAAGAAATGCAAAAATCTGATGGTGCAACTGAACAGGCATTTAAACAGATGAATCAAGGAATAGGTCCGACAATGGATCGAATAAAATCTTCTATGGGTAGAGGAATGATAGAGGCAGGACAAGCGATAACTCCAATGGCTACCCAAATGGTTCAAAGTTTTGAAGGGGCTCTTCCAGCAATAGGGACGGCTTTTTCGAGCATAGGACAGTCCTTTATGCCGTATATTAGCAGCTGGTCAGGTGTAATTAGTGGATTTTTCCAAACGATTCAAGCAAATGCAAGTCAATTTGGAGCAGCCTTTCAAGGGCTTGGGAGTGTATTAACTGCTATATTTTCTGGAATTGGAGCTGGAATATCAATATTAGGAGCTGTTTTTAATGCAGTTTTTGCAGTTATCATTAATCTTTTTGGAAGTTTTGCAAGTGCGGCAGGACTTGCAGGGGAACAAGGGCAAACTTTTTCTGCCACTATATCAGGTGCTTTTAGTACAATAGCTAGTGTAGTTGGGGGAGCTTTGCAATTTATAATGCCTCTTTTAGTTGGTTTGGCACAAATAATTGGTGGTGTACTTGGATTTGCTGTAAAAGGGATTATCAATACTTTCTTATTTTTTGGGAATGTCATTTCTAAAGTTGGCGGATTCTTTAAAAAGTTATTTGGAAAAGATGATGCACAAAAGGCTACTGAAGCGATAAATGAAGTTAAAAAGGGTATGGAGGACTTGAATAACGAAGCATCGAAACCCACTCAAAAACAGGTTGATATAAATGCTCAAATTAACACTCAAATGGCACAAATGGGAGCTAATGGTCAATTTGCGGGTATGCAGATGCCACAAATGCCGCAGCAGCAACCCTTGGCAAATACACAATCGCAGACAGTAAAACTTGATCCGACAGCTAAAGTTTCAATCGACCCTGCTTCGCTTGCAAATACCCAAATGAAAATAGACCCAAGCGCATTCAATGAAATGCAGATGAAAGTTGATCCTGGTTCATTTGCGAATACTCAAATGAAAATAGATCCTGCGGCTTTTAATAATTTACAGCAAGCAGTAAAACAAGTGAGTGCAGATATAAAAGGAAATCCGCTTGATACTACTAGAAACAGTATTCTAGGAGAAATCAAAGGTCAGATTAGCGCATTGAAAGGTGAAATCGCTTCCACTAGAAGTGCAATTGTTGGGAAATTAGGAGAAGTTGTAGGAGCAGTAAGGGCTATTAAAATTAATGTTAATGTTCCAGCGGCTCCTAGCGGGGATGCGATAGCGAATAAAATTGCAGCAAGTTTGCAGAAAGGATAGGTTATGGGACTACTGGATTATAAAATATTTATTAAATTTGACGAGAATGTTGATTATAAGGAGCTGGAATTTTTAGGAAATAAATCATTTAACACAATGGATTTTTTATCCCAAAAACTTGGTGACAACAATTTCATTGAAAAAGCGAAAGGAATGTTAGCTAGTGGTTTGAATGATTTAAAAGGAAAAGTTGACAGTATAGCAGGTGGAAATGCCTTGTTTTCACAAATAAATAGTAAGATATCAGAATTAAAAGAATTTTATCTTTTTCCAGTTCCGCCTAGTGAGATGAAATTTAAAAGTATCGGTGGATGGGAAAGTATAGATACCGTAAATGGCATATTAAAACTTAAAAATAAGAAGAAATTACAGTCTCTAGCTTTTAGTTCTTTTATTCCGGAACAGAAATATAAATTTGCGGCACACCATTTGCTTGACCCGTTTACAACATTCCTGTTATTTAAATCACTGGAAATATCTGATAAGCCGATACGGATTATTTTAGTAGGGAAATTAGGGAAAGGGACTCTTAGTTCTATTTTAAATCCTGTTGACTTGAATTTTCTTGCAACTGTGAATAAATTTGAGTGCAGTTTTGACGCTATTGGAACACTAAATTTTGATATTGAGTTTGAAGAGTTTCCAGAGTTTTCGGATATAGAAGAAGCTGAGGCGGCTGAAGAAAAATTATTTTACAAGGTAAGTGGTAAAGATGAAAATAATAGTAACTGATCCGGACAGTAAAAGATATGATTTGACAAGCATTGTAAAAGATAATATTCAGTTGTCAAGCAGTATTGATAATATTACAGCACAGATGGAGTTTGAACTTGCTTACAATTATAGGGAGGATATGCCATACCACACAATTGATTTGGATAAAGGAGCTTATTTTGTGGAACTTTATGACAATATGGAAACTCTAATATTTCAAGGAATAATTCCTAAAATTAGTGTGAACAGCAAGGCTCCTAAATTTACAGCTTATGACCCCGCTTTTTATATTTCAAGAATATCTGAAATCTTTCAATTTGATAATTTAGAAGCGGACAAATGTATAAAAAAGATGTTAAATGAATTTGATATGCCAGTTGGAACTATCGAACCCTGCATCGTGAAAATTGATGAATATTATTACAAGGAAAGTATCGCCGATATTATTAAAAAAATAATAGAAACTATAAAAGAAGATTCCGAGGAAAATTGGTATTTTTATTTTGCAGATAATGCTTTTCATTTTGCTAAACGAAATAGCGACAAATATTTAGACGGTAAAATACAGCCCAAAGAATATAAAATTTCTATTGGTAATGGATTTGTAAATATTTTTAATTTTATAAAAGATCCTAATTATTCAGTAAGTTTTGAAAATATGAGAAATAGTGTCATTGTCGTAGATGGAGATGATGAAAAAATGAATAAAGTCGATACAGCGAGAGATGAAGAAAATATCAAAAAATATGGATTGCTACAATATATGGTTAAACAAGAGAAGAACAATCAAGATAAGTCAGCTAAAAAAGGTAGAGGAAAGACCAAAAGCAATAAAACTGATAAAAAAGAGGATAAGAAAAATAATAAAAAAGCTGAAAAAACTAGGGTTAAAACTTCTAAACGAAATAAAGCAAGAGGTAAGAAGTAATGGTTAAAAACACAAAAAGAAATAAAAAAAGTAGCAAAAGTTCTAGTAAAAAAGATAATAAAGCTAATAAGAAATCTGGTAAAAGCGCAAAAGATAGTAAAAAATCGAAAAAGAAGCAAAAAGAGAAAAAACCCATAAAAGCTGTAAATGTTTTAAAAGAAAAAAATAAACTTGAGAAAACATTTACTTTGACAGTTCCTGGGGTACCAGTTTTAAGAGCAGGAGATTTGGTTAAGATTCCTAAAAATAGTACCGGTATTGCTGGAGTTTTTGAAGTTAAAAGTGTGAATCATAATTTTAGTCAAAAATACAGTTTTTACGGAATGGGGATATATTTTATGAGCTTAACTTTAAATTTAGTAGCAGAATTGGAAGAAAATGAAGGAGAAAGCGAGTGATTTTTATGGATAAAGAAATGTTGCAACCTGAAGAAGCAAAACATTCAGAACCTAATAAGGCATTTGATAATTTAGCTCGGATTTTAAGGAAAAATTTTGGCAATCCTGATTGGAATGGACCTTTTTTGGGAAAAGTTGTAAAAGCACCTCCAAATTTAGAAGTTCAAATTGATGAAAGAATAATATTAAAGGCGGATAGAATTGTTGTAGCTTTTGAAAAAGTAGCAGGATATACCAGAAAATTTGAGGTCGAAGGGAATATTGAAATAGATGTGACTGATAGTGAAAACACGGATTCTGGCGGAAACACACATAATAAGATAGCAGCAAAAGGGACATATAAAGCTAGTGGAACAAATAAGTGGACTGATGAGTTAAAAGTTGGAGACGAAGTCATCTTAAATGAATTTAAAAATCAGAAGAAATTTTATTTAGTAGACAAGGCCTATTATTATAATAAGGCAGGTGAATAAGATGTTACCTAATTCAGCGATTACAGCTCTTGATATATATTCTAATACCAAGAATTTGGAATACGACAATTCTGAAGTTTATTTTGATTTGAAATGGGACTTTAAAAAAGGTGATTTTGTTTATGAAAAAGGAACCCCGGTTCTTTTGACAACAAAAAAGGAAATTGTCAAACAATGGGTTATTAAATGTTTGATTGTTACTAAAAATGCTTGGAGAGTGTACTATAAGGATATATTTCCATTTGGTGTAGGAATTAACAAGTACAAAGGCATAAATCCCCTGTATCAAGATTATGCTCAAAGTGAGATTAAAAGAGAGATAATATCTGCATTGAAAGAACACGATTATATAAAATCAATTATAAATTATTATTCTGAATTTAAAGAAGATAAACTAAGTTTTGAGTTCGATATAGTGTTAAAAGGCGGAGAAAAAGAAATGCTCAACATTTCTGAAACAGTTGAATTTAAAGATTTTTAATCGGAAGAAGGTGAAGAAATGGTAACTAGAAAAGATATAGATGTCTATGAAAATGATATAAACAGTTTAGTATCGGATATATTTAATGGTGAATTTATGATTAAGTATAGTGACACTGCTGGAAGTTTTACGGCAGATATTGTGAGAGCATTTTCAACAGAATTAATTGTGCAACAGAAATTATATGATGAAATGTCAAAAAATTACAGCGTTGATACAGCTGAAGGTATTTACCTTGATAGTATTTGTAAGGAAGACTATATTTTTAGGAAAAAAGCAACTATGGCGACTGGAACAGTTAGAATTTATGGGACAAGTGGAGTATTGATCCAGAAAGGAATGATAGTAACGAGTAATAATTGCACATACACTATTGCTGAATCAAAAATAATAGCATACAAAGAAACTGGGACAGTTGGATATAGCGATGTTAATGTTGTTGCAAATATCGCTGGAGAAATTGGTAATTGCGGAATTGGAGAAATAAATAAATTTTCTGAACATTATGCAGGACTTGAACGAGTGGAACATCTTAGTAA